CCTCAGTCTATTAACGCTGGAAACTTTAGAGTAGCACCAACACTCAAAGGTGGTGAGAGCTTTTTCTCTCAAGACTGGCCTGGTGTTTACCACAATAACGGTTCTGTTGTTTCTTTTGTAGATGCGCATGTAGAATTTAGAAGATGGCTAGAAGAGGACACAATAAATATATCATCCGATGCCATGAACCCGACTACTAATCAGGATAAAATAGTAAGCCCTAATAACAGAGATTTAGCTTGGTTGAGGCAAAGAGCAATTGTTCCAGATCCCAACAATCATCGCTGGTATGGAGTTATGGGAGGTATAGGTCGATATAATAGGGACTGGAATGTACGAGAACAAGATGGGGGCATGTATGATTCGTGGGGCTGGTACTGGAATGATACATGGGGTAGCCATCCAGAGTGGAAACCCTATCAATGAAAAAAGGATTTACTTTAGTCGAACTACTTGTAGTTATAGGTATTATCGCGCTCTTAGTTGCTCTTCTTCTTCCCGCGATTAATAAAGCTAAATCTATTGGTCAAAGAGTAACATGCATAAATAATGAAAAACAATTACAAATGGCTCACATGACCTTTAGCGATGATCACGGTGACAAAATATTATATTCAAGCGCTTGGAAGTATGAAAAATGCGCGTCATATGCATGGATGGCTGGCAGCTTAAATCTTTCTTCGTACGCAAATAGAGAAAGATGGCTAGCAAGCTCCCCTCTTTTTCCTTATGTAAGTAAATCCGCTGGTGTTTTTAAGTGTCCAGCGGACAAGGATGTAGTCAGGATAATGGACAGGAAGAAGACATACGTCAAAGAGTTAATACCTCGACATAGAAGTTACAGCATAAACATTCATGTCGGTGGATGGAGTGGCTGGCCAGTACAAAAGGACAGAATGTGGAGAATTTATCACAAACAGCAAGACATCGAAGTTCCATCTAATATTTTTACTTTTATAGAAATGCCATTTGAGTTTATAAACGCTGGCTCTTTTAGGGTAGTTATGAATGAAGGCGCACCTACTCATAAAGTGTATGATATGGATGTTCCCGGTAATTACCATATTAACGGAACGGCAATAGCCTTTGCAGATGGTCATGTCGAAACTAAAAGATGGCTAGACCAACGGACAATAACGGCACAAACTAGATTTCATATTGATGGCTCTAATTTTAAATACGGAATAAGGAGAGCTTACGGTAGCGTAGATGTAAAATGGCTAAAAGACAGGTCAACAACTGAGATAGAAAACTTTAAAGCGCAGAGATACACATGGTTCCCTTGGGTTCACGGCCTATCGAGACAGGTACGCGATTGGAACGTGCGTAAAGACCCGGCAGGCTATGACTACTTTGTATCAGGTAACAAACGCAAAGATTCGTGGGGATGGTTCTGGAATGATCAATGGTAAGAAAAGCTTTGCCGCCAAGCGGTGGAGGGTGTATCAGAAAAGGGGTCGCGTGATTGGGGGTTACCGATGAATAAAACGCAAACAATGATATCGAACAAGGTGTCCAATCTGGTTGGGGAACACTTCAGTCACGCGCTTTTAGTGCTTGCAAGTGACGAGTTGGACGATGACGATTTTGTTTGTCTGCGGTTTTTCGGCGGGTCATTAACCGCTATAGGCATGGCTAATTATGCCAGTTCTTCGATAAAGGAGATGCTAACCAACTCAACCAGACCAAGGTTTGATGATGAGGATGGTGAAGAAGCTGGGGATTGTTTTTAAATCCTAAGGAGTTTCGCTGCAGGCGAGTCGCTTCCCATTTGAATTTCGTTGTACATTTCCCCGAGGATACAGTAGGTGGCGGCGTCCCATACATGCTTGTGTTTGTTTGGCCGAACGTAGGAACGCTTGCTTTTTGTTTTCTTCAACCCGCCCTTGAGTGCGTCCATCATGGCTGATGCCCGGACACTGGTTACCAGCCTTCCTTCAACCAGCAACTGCTTGGTCAACATCACCCTTAGCCTTACAGACTCCGCGAACTTGGGGCACGGGCTTAATTGAATTTCGCCCCCGGTAACCTTGGAAACTATAAACTGATCCCATGTGCCAGCCGCCGACCTGAAGCGGTCAACCGCACTGGCGTCTGACCAATGAATCCATTGGAACCGTTTCCCCATGACCTCCTCCCATTCACGCATCAGTTCCTGGAAAGCGATTGTGAAATCCTCAATGGTGACCTCCTCCCCAATTACAACCAGTTCGTCGAGTACGTTAAACCTGGGCCCGGCTGTCGTTAAAACTTTCTCAAGGATTACTGCCGCATGGTTTTTGTCCCCAAGGTCCCAGCCAGTATACAACAGTTCACAATCCTCCTGTGGTAACAGGACATCCCAGTTCTCAAAATTCCCGTCCTTGACACCCCCCACATTCTTGGACGTGAAGGCCCCCGTGAAAAAGGAGTCCTTGGATGTTTCAACCCATTTACCATCCACATAGGAGGCGTACAGGTCGGGGTCATGGGCGAAGGTTGCCTTGAGGTCCTCGAACTCTCGTGGGTCAAGGAACGTGTTGTCAGAAACCTTGGTTTCAATTAGGTGCAGATTCTTTTGGTAACTGGGGTTTGGGTGGTTGTCACGCTGGGCCTCCTCGTACCAGATTTTATAGGCCCAAAAATCCTGTCCCTCCTCCTCGCATGGGTTGGTGTCTGATATCCACATATGGTCATCGTATGAAACCCCAGGCATTCGAAGCTGCCCCTTGGGAAACCTGAACACATAATCCTCACGGAAATTTGTCAACTCGCTGACAAATATGCATGAAAACACGGTTCCTTTAACCTTTGTTGCTATCTCGTCCTCGATTTTGAGCGAGTGCAGCTGAAACTCAGAGGTGCTGCCGTGCATGTTTGTAACCTTAAAATGTTCCATCCTGGTTGCCCCATCCATTTTCATTTGCATGGCAATTTCACAGCCATCCAGGTTTTCGGTCCATTCAGGGACTATGTTCTCATATAACAGGTCCCACACACCGACCTTGGCGTTCTTCAGGGTGTTAGTGAAAACACCTATCCTGGCATAAGGGATTTCCCAGGCATGACGCATCAGCCTGTGCATTACACCCCATGTTTTTGCTGCGTAACGTGGGCCAGAAACTAAAACATACCTTCCATAGCAATTAAAAATTTCGAACTGTTTAGGGCTAAGACTTGGATACCAGGCTCCGTTTAATTCCTCACTCATATGCGCTGGCGATGTTAATGTCGCACGTTACCATATATCAAGAAATCAAAAAGCTGGACATTAAAGATTATTTTACGATAGTTGCCGAAGGGAGACTTAGTAATGGCAAATAAAAGTGTGAGTGATTTAAAAAGGCGGGCCAATGAGCGGAGGATGCTTGAAATCCAGATGGAGGGGTTGCGTAAAAACGAAAAGAATTGGGACAGTTACATCAAGTCTCTAGACAGGAAGGCGCTCGTAACAAAAGGGCTTGCTTATGCAGACCTGGCAACAGGCTTGGGTGGAATAGCCAAGGCTGTGGTTAAAAAGGCTGCCAAGAAATTAGGCCGAGTATCCATGAACAAAGGTTCCCAGTTTGCGAAGAGGTCAACCAGGGCAACCCAATCGCAGACAGCCAAGAAGGTTGCCAGCAAGGCTGGAAAAACTAGAGGGAAGGCCTCCACCGGGGACATACTCGGAGGCGTAAAGACAAAGAGGAAGGCGCCCGGTAAGCCAGCGCCCAAGCAGTCTTCAATGCCTCAGTCGATGAGCAAAAACAAGAATGCACCCAGAAAAAAAAGAGACGACAGGGATACCCCAGCCCAAAAGGGTGGCTATGTAGACAGAAATAAAGCGAGCGTAAAAGTTGGGCAAAGACAGGGTGAGTCTTTTGCCAAAGCTACTGGAACCAAGCCGTTCTCGAGAGAATATAAAAAGGCAATTAATGAGGTTTTGCACCAAACGAACAGGGGGAAATCTTACGAGAACGCCACAAAATCTGTTCGTCTCAAGCAGCCAAAAGAAAAACTCAAGGCGCAAAAGGCGAAGGCAGAACGGACAAGGACAGCTAGAAAATTAAGCGAGGAGAAAGCCAAGGTTCGGGCAAGAAAGAAAAACAAGAAGGGTAAATAATTATGGTTAATATACAAATAGACCTAACCCATCCGGGTTATGAGGAGCTAGGGGAGCTGCTTGGCGCGTATTCTGAAGGTGACACGGTTCTATTCGAGTCGCTGGAAGGCGTTGTCAAGGTTTCAAGCCCCGATGCTGTGAGCATTTCTGTTTCAGGTTTTGATCTGGAAGATTACCAGATTGATCTGCCTGATGCCGCTGGATATGAAACGCCAGCAGAAGAGGAGGTAGTTAACGAGGGAGCCGCTCAAGCAGCCGCGCCCCCGGCACTTGAAGCTGGCCCGCCAACGGCGTATGCCTGATGTCGGCCAGTAACGATAGTAATTTAAAGGTTGTTGTTAACCAGGACAAGAGTGGGAGGTATTCATTTTCCATTCATGTCAAGAGGTTGACGCCAAAGTTCGACCTGGAAAAAGGTACGGTTGTTTTTGGCCAGATCGAGGGACCTGCAGGGCCTGTTTTGGAAGGGGTTCCTGTTAAGTTGTTTTTGAAGTTATATGGGCAGAGTTCGTTGAAGGAGAGGTATAAGAGATTGAAAAAGGTGGTCGAGACCGCCGAGAACAAGGGTAAACCAGTTTTAATATGATAGATTTAGATATTCTTAAGGATCATGGCTATTCGGAGAGCGGGCTAAAATCCCTCTTCACGGCCAAGAAGCAGTCAGCCAAGGTTGAAAAGATAGTCAACAGGATAAGGCACAGGATTCAGGAGGGGATCACGAGGAACCTTAGGGATCACAAGCTTTACTATGCAATGGACCTCGCGTGGAACGCCCCGTTAAGGCAGGTGTCTCCAACCCTGTTGCACAGCCTCATGAACAAGGGGGCCGATGACAAGTCGGTTGCCTCGGCAATGGAGACATGGGGAATCTCCCACCTTGTGGATGACCATGTGTCAGTCAAGGGTGAGGAAAAGAAGTCGCTCAACCTTCCAAGGTTCTACCAGATTTTTGTTCCGCTTGTTAAGGCTTATGTAACCATACGGTGGGCCAGGATTTTTAACGACAGGAACCTGGTTCCGTTGTTCAAGTATGAGCCACAGAAGAGCACCCAGCTGAACAGGGTGAAGGGGGAAATCGTGACGGATCGTGTCCAGATGATTTCACAGCAATACGATTACTCCAGCGTCCTGTCACAGTGCGTCTTCCAGATGTTGCACTACGGGCAATGTTTCCAGTTCCCGAAGGAATGCTGGCATAGCGAGAAACAGATTGAAAGGGACAAGGACGGAGAGGAGAAAGAGGTCTATACCAAGGAAGGTATAAGGTATCACATGCCGCACCCGTCCAGGACATTCTGGGATGTGGCCCACAGGCCAAGCTCCTTTAATTCAGATAGCGGGTCAAGGTATAGCGGCTACTGGACAATCCAAAGGTACGGGGAAATAGAATCAAACTCCATGTACTATAACACCGATAAGATCAGCACGGGTTCCATTGACTGGCTGACAAGCAATCCGAACTTTGGGGTTTATATAAACGCTGGTTATTCCGGGGTTGTTAAATGGTTCTCGAAGGAACCTGGTGCGCTGTTGTTGGACAGGGAAAAGGAGATGCAATATTACACCAGCGAATATGATGACTACTCCGTTCTTATTACTGAATATTTTGAGAAGCTGAACCCAAAGAAGGCTGGGTTGTTTGATTACGACCATGAAGTTTGGTTTAGGTTTGTCCTTGCCCAGGATGAAACGGTTATATTCGCGGAACCTCTTCCGTATTGTCCTGTTGTTTATTACGGGTACGACAATAACGAGCTTCAGACGGTTAACCCGTCTCTTTCGCTGGAAATCATGCCGTTCCAGGATCATGTTGGAAACCTGCTCACGCAATATATATTAAGCATCAAGCAGAACCTGACAAACATGACGTTTGTGGATGAAGATCAGGTTGGGTCTGAAACAATTGACGATATCAACGATGCTGGACAGAACATGTACAGCACCCTGAACTTTGTAGGGTATTCCTCGAGAAAGGCCCGAATAGGTCAACACGATCCAGATAAGGCGTTCACGTCATTCAAGTTTCCGCAACAAGCCACGTCGGAAGTTATGAATGGGGTGAGGTCGATACTGGACATTCTTGAAAGGGTGCTTGTTTTATCAGCCCAAGAGGTTGGTGCTGCGGCGACACATGAGCAGACCGCAGAGGAGGTTCGCAGTATAGCGAGCTATACAAGTAACCGACTTCAATTTACAAGCTCCGCAGTGGACAGGGCTGTTTATGCCTGGAAAAACCAGATTTATAACGGGTTGATGGCTTATGGTGAGCCAGAGTTTTATGCCCAGTTACAAACGCCAGTAACGCGGGAGAGGTTGGAAAGAATGGGCTTCACGGTTGAGGACATTGATGAGGGCCTTGTTTCAAGGGCGGTTGTTTCCGTTGCAGACAAGACAGCTATAGCGCTGGAATCCTTCACCTCCGTCAGGGACGGCATGGACAGGATAAACGACACCAGTAGCGCCAACGTCATGTCGCAGCTGTTCGGCACAGCAATGGGTAACCCGCTGATTGCACAGGTTATTGGACCGGAGCAGGCCATTGGATTGTTGAATCAAATATTTGAACTGGCTGGTGTGCCTAGAGATTTCAGGCTTAAGATGGCCAAGTCGATTGAAGAGTTGCAGCAGGGTGGTCAGGAACAGGAAGGGGCAATGAACGAAATGTCTGCCCAATTCCAACAGGCATCAGATGCAATGCGACAACAGGTTACAGACCAGCTTACACAAGCGAGCGAAGCAATAAGGCAGCAGGTTTTGACAGAGGTGGGTGGTATAACGGAACAGATTGCAGGCCAAGCCCAGGCAAACGCGAATCAACTGCTAAGGCAGGCGGAGGTTATAGAAAGGCTGGCGTCCACTATTTCGGCGCCACCACAAGCTGCGCCAGCGCCACCAACCCCAACTCAACTTGATACGGTTTGATTAATTGCACAAAAAACGCAACCTCAGATAATGAGGTTGTACTGGTGAAGGAGTGGTTAAGGGACTCGACAGCAAGGTTGTTTCGTAATTATGTTATGAATGAAATCGCGTTTCACCAGGCAATGGCAGGAAGGGAGGCCAGCTTGAATGGAACGACAGACAGAGGCTGGGAGGTTAACGACCACATCAAAACTGCTTCAAAGCTTATAAGCTTCATTAACCTTTTCGATGAGTACTCGAAACCGGAAAAGGAGCTTTACAAGCTGAAGTTAAACATAGACACAACATTATTAAATGGCTGATATAATCCAAAAAGAGGGCCTTCCCCTGGATTCAAAAGGAATCGAGGTTGAGGAGGCGATGACAGACACCAGGTCTCGTTCTGAAACCGAATACGAAGCAGGTATTAAAAGGGGGGAGTTCGAGGAAACAGAACCTGTTGTATATACAGGGGAGGATAATAAGTCGAAGGAGGCGGAACCTGCCGCTGAGGAACCTGTTGAGGAACCTGTCGAAGAGGCCGCTGAAGATGGGGCGGTTGATGACAACCTACTTGAGCTTAGGAAAATGATGGGGATGGAAACCAAGGCAGAAAAAAAGAAGGCCGACGAAGCCCCGCCAGAACCTGAAGTGGAACCAGAACCTGAGCCAGAGCCTGAAGAGGAGGTTGAAGAGAAAAAGGAGGAACCCAAGGCGAAGAAGGCTGTAAGGGTGGAGAGACGCGAGCCGCCAGATATGGAGGATATGGCTAGGATGGCGGGTCAAGCTGCAGCGGAAGCTGTCAAAGCCTCAAGGGAAACAGGTGAAGTAGAGGCTGTTCAGGAAACAAGACCCGGACTTGATGATGAAGACACTCATTCCTATGAAGTGTTCAATCATATGGAGAAATTAAATCCTGATAAGTACAAGGGCCTCAAGGACAGGTTTGCTAGGTTTGTTGAACAATCAAGGGAATACCAAAGAAAATGGGTTCAAGATAATCCTGATTCTGTGTTTAATGTGGAGGATGAGGAACATGCGGAGTTCTTTCAAAAGAACGAGCCGAAGTATGCCCAGTCTGATTTCAGTAAGTCTGAAAGAAGGATAGACATGGAGGATGTAGTTCAGGATGTTGAAAAGAAATACAGCCAGAAAATAGAGGACCTGGAAGAGAAGTTGCAAAGAAAGAGGGCCGCTGAACCTGCGGCGGAACAAATGGCCAATAGCGCTATTGTGGATTTGGTTGAGGCAATAAGCCCCGAGTTAAGGAAGGCGCTTGATGAAGGGGGACCCGAGGCAGCTGAAAAGCAGGACCCACTTCTATACGATCATGTTGACAAGGCGGCAAACAGCCTAAGCGCGATGGTTTATGAGATAGCTCAAAACAATGAATCGGGTTTGTTTAACGGCAGAAACAACGAAATCCACAACGCCATAGGAGAGTTTCTCATGGGCAGAGAGGACTATATAAATAGTTTACCAGCATCGAGTCGGGTATGGAATGGCAGGCGATTTGCCACCAACAAAGAGTACGGAAGAATGTCAAAAGCTGACAGGAAATCCCATTGGACAATAGATTCAAACCTGCTTAAAACCGAGCTAGTTAAACACTTTAGCACCACGGTCAAGGGCGAGGTCGAGAAAACAAAAGCATTGCTTTCAAGGTATGGCGCGACAAAAGGGTCGCAAACAAAAGGTAAGCGCAAGGCAGGAACAACCAGTAAACCTGCATCACCAGAGGCTACATCACAGGGAGCCACAGCGCCAAACTTGACCACGGGTTCTGAGGAAATCTCCACTCCAGAAAAAGAATTAGCGAATTTAATGTGGGGGTAATAATATTTCTCCACCTAAGTTATTAGGAGGAAAATATTATGCCAACTCAATCACAATTATTTGGAGATCATGGCCAGAGATGTGCCATTCCGATTTCCAATTCATACGATAGCTGCGGCACGATTACTCGTGCCAACATTGCATACGCAACTCCCGACGGACTCCTGAGTATTTTTAAGGGGACCGACTTGGCCTCTGGGACACAGTATAGAGATATGCAGTCCCTGATGACGACCAACCTGGAGCTGAAGGCCTGCGGAACCAAGACATACGGTCTTTATGACTGGTTGATGTCTTCAGCTCGTCCCGTGGGGGCACTGGTTAACCAGAAGAAAATCCAGGGAACCGATTCCATAATGGAACCGTTTGTTCTGGCGGCTCAAAAGAGTATCATTAACAGTGATTTCTGGGCTGTCACACATGGATTTACTGAGAACAACTACACGACAAACACAAGCACGAAAGGCACTGACGGAAGGCCTGTTGCCAAAACCAGCACAACTTATGGTGCGGTAACACATATTCTGCGTCTTCGCAGTCGTGATGGTCTTGATCCCAACACGGCATGGTTTGTGCCAGGAGCCACGCTTCATGTTTTTGCACGTAAAAACACGGGTGTTGCCAGTCGCACACAATACATTATTGCTGCTGCTGCCAACGAGACGCCAGAGGACAATACGGTTGCAGAGTTTACAGACGTGGCTCTTGTTAATGTTAGCAATGGTGACAGTTCATCTGACACAAACAGCTTTATTGGTATTGCTACCATTGGTGTTAACAACGTCAGCGATTATGAGAGCTGGTGTAACAACCGTCCTGCGTTGAACCCGAACAAGGTTGTTCCGTTCTGGATTCAAACCTCACGATACACCCTGTGTGTGGATGAGTTTTACAAGGAATGGTTCGCCAAGATGACCTCAAACAACCCGTACTTTGCCAAGTTTGGTGATGTGACGCTTGCCGAGCGCAATCGTCAGCTCGGGTCA